ATTAAAGAATTGGATAACAATACAAATCCAATTGAATATGTAAATAATAAAGCACCAATGATTCCTATTAGATTATTATCTTCTAAAAAGATTAATGATTTAGGATGGAAACCAAAGAGAAATCTAAAAGAAGCTTTAAAAGAAACTATTGAGTGGTATAAGGCAAATAAGCATTTATATAATCCAAATTCAAAACCATAATGAGTACTCCACAAATGTCACCATATAAAGATGAACTTACCAAAGCAATGACATTTCTTGCTGAAAAAGAAGATACAATCTTTATTGGACAGCAAATAGTATACGCAGGAAATCCTATGAGTACAACTTTAACGGAAGTACCAAAGGAAAAAATGATTGAAGTTCCTGTTATGGAAGAAACCCAAATGGGAATGAGTTTAGGATTGGCAATGACTGGAAAATCGGTTATTACATTTTATCCTCGTTGGGACTTCTTAATATCAGCAACAAACCAATTAATAAATCATTTGGATAAGTTTGAACATATGACCGATAAAATGGTTAATGTTATTATTAGAGTGGGTGTTGGTAGTAAAGACCCATTAGACCCAGGTATTCAACATAGAAACGATTATACAAAAGAATTTAAATCTATGTTACAATTTACTAAAGTTCACGAATTAAAAAATTCAAAAGATATTTATACAATATATACAACTGCATATAACGAAGGTGGGGTTCATATTGTTGTTGAATGGCCTGAGTTATATTATAAAAATTAACCAATATGTTTAAAAAATTACCGATTATTTCTATATTTGTAAAATGGTATGAAAATTACAAAATGAAAAAAAAGCTTAAAAAAAAGCTAGAAGAACTTAAAAAAAGAGACCCGTTTATTTATAAAAATTTTTAAATGGAAAATAAACTGGTACTTGGATATGATATTATGACATATAATGGGGAACAACCCAATTGTCTAAATCCAAAGTTTTTAAATACAATATATAACGCTTCGGATTTTTATTTTTCTGATTCTCTAGAATTCTTTGTAAAAAGATGGAACCATAATTGGGTATTGTATAATAGTAATATGTACAATAATTTTGCTGAAAAAAAATCCATATATCAAATAAAAGAAGATAGAAAAAACGAAATAAACTATAATTGGTTTTATATAGTAGAACCATTTGCAAGTTTAGAGAATTTTTTTGGAAATGAACAATTTTATAATGAATTTTGTTTAGAAAATATTTCAAAAACTGCATTAGATGAAATAGTAAATGGTAATGGAAATCTACTTATTAATTATATAATAGATGGTGGAACTGCATTTAGAGTAGAAGTTTTTACAAAATTTATAAAATTCATAAAAGATAAAAATATACCGAATGAGAAAGTATATTTTGTATTTGCCGATTTTGAGTTAAAACAAAATTTAGAAAATTTGGGTGCAAATTATAATATCATAGATTATAGTTATAATATGATTGCAAAGGCCCAAGAGTTTTATAATACAATAACTTATCCAGATTTTTCATATTGGGGTGAAAGTTCTTTCGAACCACAATCAGGTACAATTGCACCGGATAAAAATACAATTGTAACATCTGAAGAATTTATAGAAAGTATAGGAAAAGAAAAAAAAGATTTTCTTTTATTATCTAGACATTGGAAATTACATAGACTATTACTATTATCATATCTCCATAGATTAGGATTGGATAAAAGTTTAGTATCGTGGGATAATAAATTTTTTCATGCACCATTGATAGAACAATTATTAGAATGTGACAATAATACGGAATTTGTTAAATTAATTACCGAAACATCATCTTTATTGGATATACAAGATTTAACTAAAATTGCGGGATTTGGTTTTGAAAATAAAGAAATATATTTGAATACATATTTAAGTATTGTAACCGAATCTATATTTTTTCAAGAAGATATAAATTTCCCAAGTGGATATTTAAGTGAAAAAATTTGGAAACCAATAGGTCATTCTCAACCATTTATATTGGCTGGCCCGGCAAAATCTTTAAAACATATTAGAGAAAGATTTGGATATAAAACATTTCATCCATATATTGATGAAGCTTATGATATGGAGTATAATGATTTTAAAAGATTAGAAATGATTAAAATTGAAATTGAAAAATTTGCAAATAAAACAAAAGAAGAAAAAGATGAGTTTTTGAATAATGTAAAAGATATTTGTCTATATAATAAAACATTATTTTTAAAATATGCAGAAAATAGTTATAAAGGATTGGAAGATAATACTGAAATGAAATTAATTTTATCTTTTTTATTGGAACCTAAGTTTAAAAAACCTAGTCGTAGTTTGATTTAATAATATTTATACATATGAATTCATTATTAGAAGTAAATAAACCAAAAGTTACACAAACTGTGGTTATATATGGTGGTAGATTTCAACCATTCCACAAAGGACATTATGCGGCTTATGAAAGCCTATGTTCCAAATTTGGAAAAGCAAATGTATATATTGGAACTTCTAATGATACAAGCTCAGATAAATCCCCATTTTCATTTAAAGAGAAAAAAGAAATAGCAACTAAGATGTTTGGAGTACCTGCATCTAAATTTGTTAAAGTAAATAACCCTTACAGACCCGTAGAGATACTTTCTAAGTTTGATGGTAAGACTACACAATATATTGCAGCAGTCGGAGAAAAGGACGCCAGTAGATTAAAGAGTGGATATTTCAAACCATACAAAGGTAAAGCCGGATATGGTTATGATGAGGTGGGATATTATTATGCAGTTCCCGCAGAAGCAAATCCAATAAGTGGAACTGATGTTAGAAAAAAATTAGGAAGTTCGAATAAAGAAGTAGCTAAAAAGTTTTTCTTAAAAGCATATCCATCATTTGATAGAGAAGTTTTTAAAATGATTACATCAAAATTAAATGAAGATGGAATGCCAGGTGGAATAGGTGTTGGATTGGTTTTACCAGGTGGATATATCAATGGTGCACCAACGGGTTCAGTAGAAGAAAGTAATAATACAAAACCTTCTTATGAAATGAGAGCTGAACCACATCCTACAAGATATGAAAAAGAACACCCATCAGATGAGCCAGATTGGCATAAAAAAAACGACCCATATGACCCAATTTCAGAAATAATTAAAAATGTTATAACAAATGAAATGTTTGAAGAATGGTCTATGGGATATTTTAACTCTATAACAGAATCTTCAGATACAGCAGGACAGGAATCAACAGGTATACATTCTGACCATAATCACGATTGGGATGAATTTGATGACCCAGAAAAAGGATATACTGATATGTTACCAGGATGGGAAGTATTTGGACATTTAAGTAATGAATTACCAAAATCGGTAAAAGATACAATTGTACCACTAAATAATCACTTTGAAGAAAATGGACCTGGTAAAAGAGTAATACATCCATCAAAAGGTGAAGAATATTCAAAAGATAAACAACACAAATGGGAAATGAATCCTATGGCTTCATTGGATAAAACTTATAAACCTGAGGATAAGTATAAAGTAATAAATGTACAGAATATAAATGAAGATTTAAATAAAAATTTAGATGTAGATATTACATATACAGCAGCTGATGGTAAACAAAAGAAAATTAAAGCTAGAGACGCTTTAAGATTACCAAAAGACCATCCAGCACATATACAAGCTGCAAAAATAGCAGGTCCAGATGATGCACCCGTAAATGAACCTAAGAAAAAAATAGAACCTGGAAAAGCAGCAACACAATCTGCAAAACCATCTGAACCTGGCCAACCTGTAAAACAAGGACAAACGGCTCAAGGTAAAATGGATAAAGAAACACCTTCTACCACAAATACACCCACAGGACAAGAACAAGGCCCACCACCTGAGCAAAAATTAAGTGGTGTAGAATTAAAATCATCAGCTGAAAAAAATATAGAAAAACAAAAAGCAGGTGAAACTAAAGCGGGATATGTAAAAAGAATTGGTGATAAGATAAAAAACTGGTCAGAAGAAGAAAAACAATTTTTTAAAGAAAAAGTACATAAAGGTGGCTCTCCAGAAAGAAGAAGTTGGAGTAAAGCTATAATGGATAAAGCTAAAGGTGCAGGCCATGCAATTATGCGTGGTTTAAAACATGAGGTACATGAATTTAAAACAGCAGCGCATGGAATAAAATCATTAATGGCAGGAAAAAAATTAGACGAAGGCCATAAAAAAGCATTAAAATCTGTTGGTATTAAAATAGCTACGACTGCATTATTTGGTGGAATAACTGGAGGATTAGCACATGGTGTTGGTGGATTTGTAGCACATGTGGCAAAAGAATTAATACCACACGCAGTAGGTGAAGTTATGTTAACAGGATTTGGAAAAGCAGCAATATTCGCAGAGGGTAATGAAAATGAAGATGCTACAAATCTCAATGTATTTGCAGCAGCAATAGCAGAAAGATTGGAAAATATGGATATAACTCCTAAAATGATGGAGTCTATGATTGATTCTTACAATAATAAAAAATTACAATCAAAATTTAAATTAAACGAAAATCTTTCAGAATCAAAAGAAAATTCAATAAATCATTTTGTAGAATACGCAACTAAAAAATTGAAGTTAAAAGAAACTCCAAAAATTACTTTATTAACGGGTAGAGAATATTCTGAAGCAAAAACCAGTTTAGGTGGATATAATCCAATGTCAAAAGAAATATTTGTAGTAGTAGATGGCAGATTGACGGCAGACATCCTCAGAACTCTTGCTCACGAAATGGTTCATAGAAAACAAGATGAATTGGGTTTAGTAAAAGATGAAGTTAAAGATGGTGCAACGGGTTCTCCAATTGAAAACCAAGCTCATGCAGTTGCCGGTATCTTAATGAGAAATTATGGTAAGATAAATAAGCAAATCTATAACGAAGATATCAATGTGAAAGTGGATAAAGGTGATACCGTTTTAATGGGAAAATTCAAAAACAAAAAAGTTGTAGTTAAAGATTTTGGAAAAGATGACCACGGAATGCCAACAATAAATGGTAAAGTGGCTACTACTTTTAGAATGGGAGACAAAGGTCAAAACATATTTAAAAAAGACGAAGTTGATGAAATGAAATCTACGGATATTCATTTTATGAATATTATAAAATTATATAGAGACTCAACATTTAGAAAAAGAATTAATGCATATCTTTTTGGCAAACCGAATCAAAACAATCCCAACGCAGTAGCAAAAGCACTTCGTAATATGGGATATGATGAAATAATTCAAATGGAAAAAGAATTAAATCTTAAACCAAATTTTGACGAACAAATTGATGAACTATACAGAGATGTTGAAAATTTTATAGATAATTATTTAGGAGAGGTAAGTGGCAATGTAGGTGATGATAGTCAACCAGATGGCGGATATTTACCAAAAGGAAAAGCTAGAAAATTAGATGCAAATGACGGAGTAAATAAAAGTGATGATTGGTTTTATAGTGGTGGATATACACAAACGGAATTTCCAGTAGCAGATGCAATTTGGGGTGATGAAGATGAAAACCAAACAACAATAAAATACACAGCTAGAAATTTACCTAGATTTGACGAAGAACCTACTGAGTTTCTTAAGGAAGGATTATTATTAGAAGGTGGAGCATATGGTCATATGTCTCACCCATTTGATGATATGGATTTAACTTTTGGTGATTTAAAGAATATTATTTCAAAAGCACTTAATGGTGATTTGGGAGTAGTAAGAGAAAAAACTGATGGCCAAGCATTAGCAATCAGTTGGAAAAATGGTAGATTAATTGCAGCTCGTAATAAGGGACATTTACAAAATGCAGGAGCAAATGCAATGGGTATTGAAGATGTTGCATCTAAATTTGGTGGTAGAGGTGGATTAACTGATGCATACAATTACGCAATGAAAGACTTATCAGCTGCAATAAGTGGTTTATCAGACGCACAGAGAAAAAAAATATTCAACGAAGGAAAATGTTTTATGAATTTAGAAGTAATATGGCCTACATCGGTTAATGTTATTCCGTATGGTCAAGCATTATTAGTATTTCATAATACAACTTGTTATGATGAAAAGGGAACTGCAATTGGTGCAGATGGTGGAGCAGCTGGAACATTGGCTGGAATGATTAAGCAGATAAATGCAGATGTTCAATCCAAATATACAATACAAGGCCCTCCAATAACCGAAATTCCAAAATCAGAAGATTTGAGTTCTAAACAAAGTAAATATATTTCTAAATTAAAAAAACTTCAATCAGAATTTGGATTGAAAGATTCAGATAATGTTGCAGATTATCATCAAAGTTGGTGGGATTGGTGGATTACATCAAACGCACCTATTAAAGTAGATAAACTTACAAAAGAAGCATTGATTAGAAGATGGGCATTTGGTGATAAAGGATTTAGATTAAATACAATATCAAATTTAGAATTACAAAAATGGGCAATTGACCATGATAAAGTAAATGTTGCAAAACAACAAAAAGATAATATTAAACCATTTGAAGAAATATTTTTAGGTGTAGGTGCTGATGTATTGGAATTTGTTGGAAGTGTATTAACTGTACATCCTGAAAAAGCAATCCGTTCAATGAAACAAAAATTTAAACAAGTTGCAACACAGGTTAGAAATGGTGGAAATCCAACCCAAATACAAAAATTAAAATCGGAATTAGAAAGATTAAATCAATTAGGTGGTATTGATAAAATAGTTGCAAATGAAGGTTTAGTATTCTTTTATAATGGTAAAACTTATAAACTTACAGGTACATTTGCACCATTAAATCAAATACTTGGCATTTTTTACTCTTAATTTGATATATATTATAATAATAAACAGTTACAAAAAGGAAGATTAGTATGGCAAAAAGAAAAAGTTTTGATGAAAAATCAAAAGGAATGCACAAAACCCGTAAATTAATTATAGATACGGTATTTGGTAGAGAAGATAATACTCAAAAAGTTTTTGGTTATGAAAAAGAAACCGAACAAAAAAGAGAAGTTGGTGAAACATGGGTAGATAGTGATGGTAAAGAATGGAGACAAGAAAAGGGATTTAAAACAATCGTTACGGAAATGGACGATGTTAGAGATTTCTTACATAAATTAAGTCATTGTTCTTCGGAAGATTGTAAAACGGTTCAATATAGTTGGGCAGATAAAAAGTTGATTAGTAAAACTGGAATGTGTACAACTTGTTTGGCAAAATTTGAAACAGAATTAAGAGCAGATGGAACATTTGCTTTTTATGAAGATTATAAAATAACTCTTAATAAATTGGGATATGTTAGGGATTATAAGGATAAAATAGAAGAGGCTTTAAGAGGTGTAAAACAACAAATGGAAATTATTACCGAAGATGGTAAAGTTGAAAAATGGGAATGGCAAGTAGATATTGAAAAAGTAAAAGAAGATTTAAAAAAAGATATTGATGGTGCATATAACGCAATAGAAGAATTACTATTGAGAAAAATAGCATTAGAAGAAAAATTAATAGAATTAAATCATAGAGAATTAGTAAAAAAATAAAATTATGAAAAATTTAAAAAACATTGCATTATTAGTATTAATTGTAATAGTAGTTTTCCAACAATGTGGTGGAAACAAAAAAGGAACTGGCGAAATTGTAAAAGTAGATGGTAAAAAGTATGAACTTATTAAACACGAAATTGATACAGTTGAAGTAATTAAGACAAAGGTAGTAACTAAAAAAGGTGAAGATATTTATCACGAAACAATTAAAGAAGTAAATATTCCTGCAATTGTAGATACTCAAGCTTTATTGCATGATTATTTTGCAAAAAATATATACAAAGATACATTGCATTTACCAGATAGTTTAGGAATTGTATCTTTAATTGATACGATTACTCAAAACAAAATATTGGGTAGGACTTTCAACGCAAGTGTTAAACAAAGAACTATTAAGGAAACGACAATTGTAAAAGAATTACCTAAAACTAAAGTATTCTATGGTTTAGAAGGTGGATTTAATAAAGCAGATGTTGTATCTCATTTAGGATTTGGTTTTTTAATTAATACAAAGCAAGATAAGATGTTTCATTTAGGATTGGGTGTTGCAAATAGAACAACCGATGGTACAAGTGGAGCATTAGCACCTTATATTGGTGGTGGTGTATATTGGAAATTGAAACTTAAAAAATAATGGGAGTTCAAGGGCAACCTAAGAAAACATTAAAAGAAATAATAGCTGAAGAATATCGTAAATGTGCATTAGACCCCATTTACTTTATGAAGAAGTATTGTGTTATTCAGCACCCGGTGAGAGGAAAAATTCCCTTTCACCTTTATCCTTTCCAGGAGGAGTGTTTGACTGACTTTAAAGAAAATAGATTAAATATTATTCTTAAATCTCGTCAGTTAGGATTATCAACATTATCTGCAGGATTTATTCTTTGGAAAATGTTATTCAACCAAGATTTTAACGCATTGGTTATTGCAACAAAAGTAACGGTAGCAAAAAACTTAGTTGAAAAGGTAAGAGTAATGCACGACTTACTTCCTGTTTGGTTGAGAGATGGTGGTAATAGTTCGGTGGAAGATAATAAACTCTCCCTTAAATTAAAAAATGGTTCACAAGTAAAAGCAATCGCAAGTTCTCCAGATGCAGGTCGTTCCGAAGCATTGTCATTGTTAGTTGTGGATGAAGCAGCATTCATTAGAGATATTGATGAAATTTGGTTATCAGCACAATCAACATTATCAACGGGTGGTTCTGCAATTGTATTATCTACTCCAAATGGTGTGGGTAATTGGTTTCATAAAATGTGGGTTGATGGTGAAAGTGGTTCAAATGGATTTAATAATATTAATTTACATTGGACAGTACATCCTGAAAGAAATCAATCATGGAGAGATGAACAAACTCGTATTTTAGGAGTAAAAGGTGCAGCACAGGAATGTGATTGTGATTTTGTCGGTTCGGGTGATACTGTAATTGACCCAGCATTATTAACATGGTATAAAGATACATATGTAATGGACCCGATTGAAAAAAGTGGGTTTGATGGCAATTATTGGAAATGGGAACATCCTAATTATAATAGAGCTTATATGGTAGTTGCCGATGTCGCTAGAGGTGATGGTTCGGATTATTCTACATTTCAAATAATAGACATAGAAGATAGTTCACAGGTTGCAGAATATAGAGGAAAAATTGAAACAAAAGATTTTGGAAACTTTTTAGTAGCAGTATCAACCGAATGGAATAACGCATTATTAATTATAGAAAACTCAAATGTAGGGTGGGCAACTATTCAACAAGTAATTGATAGAGGATATGGTAATTTATTCTATATGAGTAATGACTTAAAATATATTGATGTTGAAAAACAAATGTCTAATAAATTTTATAGAGACGAAAAGAAATTAGTTGCAGGATTTGGAACAACAATAAAAACAAGACCTCTTATTATTTCAACATTAGACACATACATAAATGGTAAAGATATCCTCATTCGTTCTCAAAGACTTATAGATGAACTATTTACATTCATTTGGACTGCCGGTAGAGCAGAAGCAATGAAGGGGTATAATGATGACTTAACAATGGCATTAGCAATTGGACTTTGGGTTCGTAATACAGCACTTCGTTTGAAACAAGAAGGTATTGATTTAACAAAAACAATGTTAAATTCAACACAGGTAAGTCAATATACTGGTTTTGTTGCATCGGGACATCTTAAACAAAATCCGTATGAAATGGATATGGGTAAAAAGGGAGTAGAAAATTTAACTTGGTTATTAGGATAATTATATATTTATATGTTGAAACTCTTATAGATGAATGAAGATTTAGATAAATGGTTTAAAGAAAAATGGGTAAACATTGGCAAAAAAGTCGATGGTAAACATCCACCATGTGGAACTTCGGGAGAAAAGAAAGGTTATGCAAAATGTGTTCCTGCAGCAAAAGCAGCCGGAATGAGTAAAAAAGAAAAAGAAAGTGCAACTCGTAGAAAAAGAGATGCACAAAATGATGCAGATAGAGGTGGTAAAGATAATGGTGGACAAGGTAAAAAACCAATATATGTTTCTACTAAACCAAAAAATGAAGATTGGAGTCAAAAATATAAAAATAGTATAGATTGTAATAATCCAAAAGGTTTCTCTCAAAAAGCACATTGTCAAGGAAAGAAAAAAAATGAAAATATGAATATAGAAGAAAGGCTAAATTTATTTTTAGAAAAAAATTGTCCAAACGACCCAGGTAAATGGTCTGCATCTAAAGCTGCAGCAAAATCTAAATTTAGTGTATACCCATCGGCATACGCAAATGGATGGGCTGCAAAAAATTATAAAAGCAAAGGTGGTGGTTGGAGAACTTGTAGTGAAAATGTAGTAAGTGAAGCAACGGGTAGAGAAGCAAAAGAAATTGCTAGATTGACGGGTACACGTGATAGTATAGTACAAAAATTCATAGATGATTTTAATTTGAATGCTAAAAACCTTTTTAATTTTATAGCTAAAGGAAAAGAAAAAGTTAGAAAAGATTTTGCAACCGCAATGTCAGGCAGACCTGGTAATAAATATCAAGGTGATTTTGTAGGTATGTTTGGTGAAGGTGTAGTAAACGAAGCTTGTTGGGATGGATATAAACAAGTTGGTGGTAAAATGAAAAATGGTAGAATGGTTCCAAATTGTGTTCCTATAAATGAAAATATGAAACTAATAAATTTAATTCCTGATAATTTTACAAATGTAATAGTTCTTTCAAAAGAAGAATTTGTAAAAGAAAATGACCAACCCGGTGGATATTGGGGTGATAAAGCAACCGAAGAAATTAATAACGATTATGATGAATTAGATGTTGAACCGGAAGAAATTGATGATTTTATTGATTTCTTAAAAGCATATAAAAATACATTAGATGAAGGTTGTCAATGTTTAACCGAAGCCGAATATCAAGGTAGAGAAGTTAAGTTGGGTAAACCAATGCAAGGTGATGTTAAGAAGTTTAAAGTATATGTAAAAAATCCTAAGACTGGTAAAATCATTAAAGTAAATTTTGGACAAAAAGGAATGAAAATAAGAAAATCAAATCCTGCCGCTAGAAAATCATTTAGAGCAAGAATGAATTGTGATAACCCAGGTCCAAGAACAAAAGCAAATTATTGGAGTTGTAGGAAATGGTAATATTTGGTAAAACCAAATATTTTCCGTATATTTAAAGTTAATATAAACAAAAATGGCAGATAAATCAATATTTAGTAGGTTACAGAAATTATTTTCAACAAACACTATTGTTCGTAAAACGGAAGATGGTGTTAAAGTTATTGATACGGATGAGTGGCAGAATATGACCACAAACTTAGTTGACCGCTTTATGAAAATGAAAGTGACAAACTATGGTACAGGTGCGACACAATCATCAATGGCATATCAACAAGTTAGAATTGATTTGTTTAGAGATTATGATTCAATGGATATGGACCCGATTTTGTCATCTGCATTAGATGTATATTCGGATGAAACTACTGCAAGAAACGAAATGGGTAATGTTTTAAAAATACATCATGAAGATGATAATATAAAACAAATATTAGAAAATCTATTTTATGATATTATTAATGTAGAATTCAATTTGTGGCCATGGACTAGAAATTTAGTTAAATATGGTGATTTCTTTTTACAATTAGAAATTGCAGATAAATTGGGTATTGTAAATGTAATGCCGTTATCAACATATGAAGTTAGTAGAGTTGAAAATTTTGACCCAGAAAATCCTCAAAGAGTTAAATTTATATACGCACCATATCAAAACCCATCTGGTGGTTATGGTCAAACCCCAAAGAAAGAATTTGAAAACTATGAGATGGCGCACTTTAGATTAAACTCAGATTCAAACTTTTTACCTTATGGAAAATCTATGATTGAAGGTGCAAGAAGAGTTTGGAAACAATTGATGTTAATGGAAGATGCTATGTTAATTCATAGAGTGATGAGAGCTCCTGAAAAAAGAATATTTAAAATCGATGTAGGTAATATTCCACCAAATGAAGTGGACAATTACATGCAAAAAATTATCAACAGTTCAAAAAAAGTTCCATTTGTAGACGAAAGAACTGGTGAATATAATTTAAAATATAATATGATGAATCTTATTGAAGATTATTATATGCCAGTCCGTGGTAATGATAATGGTACTTCAATTGATACATTAAAAGGTTTGGAATATAATATGATTGATGATATTAACTACTTAAAGGGTAAGTTAATGGCGGCATTAAAAATTCCAAAAGCATTTTTAGGATATGAAGAAGATGTTAATGGTAAAGCAACGCTTGCAGCACAAGATGTTAGGTTTGCAAAAACAATTGAAAGAATACAAAGAGTATTAATTTCGGAATTAACCAAAGTAGCAATTATTCATTTATATGCACAAGGTATTACCGATGATAGATTGACCGATTTTACATTAGAACTTACAATCCCATCAAAAATTTACGAACAAGAACAAGTTGAGTTATATACTTCTAAAGTCGCATTAATTCAACAAATGCAAGCAACTAAAATGTTTTCTAAAGAGTGGATGTATGAAGCAGTAATGAAACTTGCAAAAGATGAGCAAGATACAATGACATTACAGGTATTAGATGATACTAAACAAACATTCCGTTTAACATCAATTGAGACACAAGGTGTAGACCCAGCAAAAGAAACAGGAACTGAAGGCCCTACAAATGTTGAAGAAGAATTGGATAGACTTAAATCGGAATTAGAAGAAGATGGAGTAGGCCGACCAAAAGACCCTGTTAGATATGGTAAAGATGACCATCCAGAAGGTAGAGACCCATTAGGTATTAAAACCCTTAAACAAAAAGAAGGTTCGGTAAAATACAAAGCAAGAGATTCATATTTAGAGATATTTAAAGATATGAACGGAAATAAAAAGACTATTTTAACAGAAGATAACACAAAATAGTATTAAACCAATAATAAAATATATTTATATCAGAATAATTGTATAATTTGATGAAAAAAATAAAACATTCGAAATTTAAAAATACGGGATTTATATTTGAATTATTAGTAAGACAAATTACTGCAGAAGTAATGTCATCTAGTAAGTCAGTAGCTGAAAAACTTTTAAAAGAACACTTTAATTCTAAGCAAGAATTATCGAAAGAATTAAAATTATATCAATATCTTATTAATGAAAAATATAATTCAGAATCAAAAGCTGAACAATTTATTAATACAATATTAGAAGCTCGTAAAAAAATCGATGAGAAAAAACTAACAAAAGAAAAATACAATCTTATAAAACAGATTAAAGAAACTTATGATTTAGATGAGTTTATTAAATCTCCAATTTCTAATTATAAAACATTAGCATCTATTTATAAAATATTTGAAACAGTTATAACGGATACACAATACGAACCAACTGATATAGTATCTGCAAGATTTACAATTGCAGAAAATATTATTAATTCTTCTATTCAAAATAAAGATGTAAAACTTAAAGATGCGGTTTTAGAAGAATATAGAAAACAAGATGACGATTTAAGAGCAGTTTCTTATAAATTATTAGTTGAATCATTTAATAACAAATATAGTAATCTTACAAATGACCAAAAAGGTTTATTGAGAGAATATATTAATAATATTAATAATACTGGTAAATTAAGTGAATATGTTTCAAATGAGGTAACCAAATTAGTAGAAGGATTGAAAGAAGTTGGTTCTAAAATTTCTGATAAAGTTACAAAAATAAAATTAGCAGAAACTATTACAAATATTAAAAAAATTAAATCTGTTAAAAAAATCAAAGAACAACATTTGTCCGCATTAATGATGACATACGAATTATTAAAAGAATTAAAAGAATCAATTAAAAAATAAAAAATGGTAAATTATAGAATTTTTAACGCGAAAGAATATACAACAGGACAATCTGGTTCTTTAGAAAGAGCTTGGGGCGTAATGAGAGGTTCGGCAGTTTGTTCAGGTTCAGTAACATTAGAAGGTGTTGTGGATAATAATTTAAGTGGTACAATTGCACAAACACAAAATCATTCTACTATAAAATTAGAACATTTAGCAATAGGAGAACCAATTCCTTGTTATGTTAGAAGCATTACGGTAACTTCTGGAAACGCATATCTATTAGCATAATAAATTAAAAAAATGCCAGCAGTAAGTAAAGCACAACAAAGATTTATGGGTATGGTTCATGCTACTCAAAAGGGTGATATGGATGCCCCATCTCCAGAAGTTTCTAAAGCAGCAAATTCAATGTCTGACAAAGATGCTAAAGATTTTGCATCAACATCTCATAAAGGATTGCCTGATAAAAAAACAGAACAATTAAATAAGATTAGAGAAATCATTCGTAAAATGGTAAGAGAAAGAATGATTGATGAAATGAATACAACTGGTGGTGTAGAAGGATATAATACTCCATTTGCATTTAGTGGTAAAGATGGTGAAAAGAAAAAAGCAAAAAGACAAGCAGACCTTACGGGATATAGTGTAGTAAATGAAAATAGATGGTTAGCATTAAAACAAGATGAATCAACCGCACAATCTAAAATTGGTAGAGGTATATCTAATATCAATAAACAACTAAGAGAAATGGAAAGATTTCTTAATTGGTATGGTAAAATAAAAACTGAAAGTGGTGTTGATAATAAATCTTACTGGAAAAGGACAAATAGTCATATTTATAGCATACAGGAGAGATTATTAAAATTAGACCAAAAAATCAGACAAATATCAGAATAATGAAACATACCGAATTAAAAGAACTCATCCGTCAAGTAGTTAAAGAAGAAGCAGACTACCAACAATTATTTAAACATATGTTAGATAGAACAGGTAAATCTATTCCTGATATGTCGGATGGTGAGAAAGTTAAATTTTTTAGTGCAGTAGATAAAGCATATAAAGCAAAATCGGAAGGTAAATTAACAGGATATAATGAAGCTGAATTATCTGCAGGACAAAAGAAATTAGATGTTGATGGTGATGGTGAAATTGAAGGTTCGGATTTAGCAGCATTAAGAAAAAAAGACTAATGAGTAAAGGATTATTAATTGAAACACATTTGTTTGAAGCAAAACTTCAACAAGAAGAAAATGGAACTTATTTAGTTAAGGGCATTTTGCAAAGAGCGGGTGCACCTAACCAAAATAATAGAAGATATCCAAAAGAAATCTTAATGAGAGAATGTCAAAAATATCAACAACTTATTAAAGAAAGAAGGGCATTGGGTGAATTAGACCATCCTGAGTCTCCGGTTATTAACTTAAAGAATGTATCACATAACATTAGAGAAATCTTTTGGGAAGGTGATGATGTATGTGGAGTAGTAGAAATACTTTCAACACCATCGGGTAACATCTTAAAAGAATTATTAAAAAACAATATCCGTTTAGGTATTTCATCTAGAGGACTGGGCTCAGTAAAAGAATTATCGGACGGTACTGTAATGGTAGCAGAAGATTTTGAATTGGTAGGTTGGGATTTTGTTTCAAACCCATCTACACATGGAGCATTTATGGCACCTTTGCAGGAGTCAAAACAATGGGCAAAGATAGCAGAGGAATGTGGTAAGTGGTGTAAGTCACAAGATTTAATGAGAGAAATTATAATTGAACTTAATTAATATGGCAAAGTTAGTAAATTTTATACCGAGTAATTATACAACTGCAAAAGTTATTTCAAAAGAA